ATCTTGTAGGTCTGAATTCATCAATTGAAAGAGGTATACCATTAGGTTTAAGATAGCTTTCTTTCAACTCTTTAACGATGGTTTGTTGAGCTACAGTAACCTCAGCTCTAATCTTTCTGAATCCCCACTTTTCCCAAGCTTTTACTATATGGTCATAGTAATCAACTATTCGATCTGTCTTAAATCTGTCAATGTCTAGTACATAGTAGTTACCTTGATGGTCTACACCAATAGTAACTAGGGCTGTATAGTCAGCTTTTTTACGAAGAGAGAAAGCAAAGTCAATAGCAGCATAAATATTAAGCTTCCTATCTCTAATATACCAATCCCCTTCTTTATTCTGAAGTATAGATTTATCAAAATACTGAAACTTCTCTGAGCTAATCCTTGCAACATCTTCACTATTTGGATTATTGTAGTATTGTGCATAAAATTGTGTAGCATCAATGTATTTAGCTTTAATTCGTGCTAGTTCTTTATCATCAAACCCAAATCGTTTACCATCTGCACGAGTTTGTTTAGGCCAGAGGAACTCTCCATTAGTCTCAACTACTCTTTGAAACAACTCATAAACTTCTTCTTCGGAAGTAATATCACCATCATCACCATAGATAGTTTCTTTCATAGCTACCATGGTATCATATATATCTTTTGGATGGTACCTAGTACCTACAACCCACTCTCTCGCTCCTGGATTTTCAATGGAAGCAAGTTGAGAATAAGCTGCCTCAACTTTCTCACGACCATCAGCTGTATAAGCGTTCCCAGGTACAACAATGTCGTCAAGAACAACAACGTCAGCATGAAAACCTGTGGTATTAGATGTAAGACCAACAGCTTTACAGGTTGCATCTCGAATCCCTTCTAATTTACGTTGAGGGTGATCAACAGCAATTTCAGAAACTGCCCATTTCTCACGTTTACCTTCTTCTGGATGAATCATCTCAGGCCAGTACCTACGATAAATAGGACTATCTATAATCTGTTTAATAGCATATAACTGTTTCTCAGCTAGATCAGCTGTAGCAGAGACATATAGAATCGTTGTTTCTGGATATTTAGTAATCCACCAAGCAGTTCTATATGCAATCAACTTACTTTTCATGTGTCCACGAGGAAGTAAAACTAATTGGTTGTTCTTAGCTTCAGAACGAGTCCACCATTGAATTAGTTCTTCATGAACAGCTCCTAACATCAAGTGTGGAGCTACAAGTTTAATAAAGATTGACAAGTCTGCTTCTGCTGACTCTCTAATCTGATCTAATTTATCTTTCATTATCTATATCTAGCTGCTTTTTTAGCTACATTCTTTGGCTGTGCTACAAACTGTTTACCTTTTCTATTACCTTCTGCTTTAGCTCTATTAGTAGCAGCTTTTTCAGCTGGACTTAGAGCTTTCCAAGCAGCATCTGGTAGATATCTTTTCTTACCTTTAGATGGAGTACCATCAGAAGTTCTCCACTTTTGCTTAGTCCAGTTTTTTAAAGACTGTTGTGACTTAGCTAAAGCCATTATTTATAACCTCCACCAGCTTTTTTATACTCACGAGCTAACATCTGAGCTTTACGAGCTGACCATTCACCTGGATCTCCACCCTTACTACCAGCTTTAATCTTATTAAACAGACTTTTTCTTAAAGTAGGTTTAGTGTAGTTACCAGCTTGATTAACTTTAGACTTAGGTTTTTTTACCATTTTACTTTATCCGCCCAGTATGCAGCTGACATTTTACCTTTAGATATATTACTCGCATGGCGAGCTTTAAAAGATTTCTGTCTAGCTTTTTGTTTAGCAGTTTTAGGATTAGATCCAGCACCACTTACTCCTTGTTGTCCAAAGCGAATAAGCTTTTCTTTATCTCCTACTTTAGCTAATACAGCATGACTCTTAGTAGGGTGACCTGGAGTACGTTTAGGTTTGTTATAACCTGAAAACGTCTCACTGCCTTTTTTAATAGCCATGACTATTTCTTTTTGCTTTTAGCAGGTTTAGCCATCATCTTTTTACCTGATTTGCTTGCTGCTTTTTTAGCTGCTGCCATACCTGATTTAGTATAAGCGTATTTCTTTCCGTTTACCATTGGCATAATATTCTCCTTTAATTAAAGTTTTTAGTTCCACTACCATTTATTACTAACGCTTGTTTACGAGGTTTAGAACCCTCTTCACAAAAACTAATGTGTATCCAACGATCAAACTCCAAAATAACTTGATCATATGGAATATCACTTGATATAATCTTTTTAATAATGTCTTTAGGTGTTCCAAAGGATGGACAGATAATATCTGCCGCCAATCCTTTCGTGTGTTGACTTGTCGGTTTGCTTCCAAGTAGGTTATTAACCAAAATAGACCGATAGCCACTATTAACAATAACAGGTTTTCCAAGTAAGGTTCTGACACGTTCTAGTCCTTCAGCTAAAATTTTTAGATTAGTTAAAATCAAAGGGCTAGCTGGAGTATTGTCTATTCCGTGCCTATCTGCTAGTTCTGATGCTGTTAATTCTTCAAGCGTAAAGTGCTTTGTTAATTTCATTTCTTCTTAATGTAGAATAAACTTCTTTCACCAAATAGATAGAAACCAACTGCACTTGCAAAGTTATCGACTTCTGGTGTTGATGTTCCATTTAAGTGCATAACAGCCCAAGTAGTCAATACTAGTAAACCAATAGCTGGACGCATGAGTCTTACAACTGCTTCTACCCATAGATATGAAGGATTACCTCCACCAGCTTCATTCATGACTTTAAAGAACTCTAAGTCAATTTGTTTCATCTGAGCATATTGTTCTATAGTAGCTGGTTTAAATTGATCTGGTGCTACAAATCTGTTAATTAAAGACTTGCCTAGATCTACTGCTAAAGGGCCTAAAGCTGCTAATAAAGTTATTGGGTCCATATTATTTGAATAAGTTATTTAAAAGTAATACAATGACTGTACCAAAAGCACCAAGAAGTATTTGTTCTAATCGTTTTAAACGAGCATTAATCTGCTCATAACGCATAGCACAGATTTCTTCGTGTGTACTTAGGCGATGATCTACGTCTTGGATGTCAGGCTTGGTCATTTCTGTTAGTTCCATTTCTGATTAGTAACAATCTTAATAAATTCTTCTAAGTATTCACAAGCAGCTATCTCAGCTTCAAGTCTATCTGCTTCAGCTACAATCTTAGCTCTTTCAGTCACAATCTTAGATGGAATGTCGATATTACGTTCTACTTTACGAATAACATACCAGTCTGTTTGTGCTAAAAGCTTACCAGCTGTATCTTTAATCTGTGCAATAAAATTAGATTTAAGACCTTTAGTTGTAGACTTATTGCCTTCAGAATCTGTTTCTTCTTTGTCGTCTAATGGTTTTGGATTAGTTGGATTGCCGTCCCAGTAGAATCTATCATCGAGCCTAATTGGATCTGCTACCCAGATAATCCCAATAGCTAGTTTTTCTGCTTCAGTTGATTTGTATAACCAATCTGAACCATATTGAGTACCTTTTGCATCAACAAATGGTACACCTTCAGTAAGTCGTTTTCCGTTAATTAAAAACATAATTTTTCCTTTGTTAAATTGTTACCTTGCCAAGCTATTCTTAAAGGGGTTCTCGCTAAATGCTGCATAGATTATATTTTCACCACTTCCGTTCCATCCAGCAAAAGAATTTCTCATTTTGAATCCGTTACTTAAAAAGTCTACCAATACAAATCCACTACCTTCTGCTCCAGAAGAACTTGCAAGTAGATAGTTACCAATAACATTATAAGTTGCTCTAGCAGAGTCAACGATAATCCATTCATTTACAGCATTAGTAACTTTAATCATTAAAAATTTAGGTCTAAAGCCAAGATATATAAACGGACCATCTGTAGAACCATTACCTGTGTAAGAACCAAATTTACTAAACCCTGCTATTTCTGCCCAAGCATAAGTAATCATTGGATTACTTGTTCCAGCTCCCATAGCTGAGTTATTTATAGATATTACTGATGATGTTGGGTCAGTAGAGTTCCAAGGTGCTACTCCAGTTGCAAATGCTCCAGTACCATTAAGTAATAGATAGCCATTATTGCCTCCCATGTTCTTGTGATACACAATCCAATTCTCTGTTGTGTTTCTGCGTCTAGCAATAATGAATACAGGGGCAACACCAAGTCCATGTCCTATAGTTCCATTTGACCCTGTTGATGTCCAACTAATAATACTAAACCCAGCAGTTGTGTTTGCTTGAACAGTTGATGTAATAGAACCTTGCGTGTTAGATGATGTAGTTCCACCATTAGCTTTCCATGTCCAAGCTACTAAAGTTCCATAATTTGAGTAATTAGAATTTCCCACAGTAAAACTTGATGCACCAATAGCAGTTAAAACATCACTATCAGTTCCTTCAGCATTAGTTAAATTAGAATATAATTGTTTAGTAATTCCTCTATTAGTATCAATTAGAGCATGATCATAAGATGCACTTCTTTTTTTAAACCATAAAAAGTCAGGTTGAAAATTAGATGAAATTACTTGTGTTGTAGGGCTACCATTAGTTCCTGTATAGGCAGTAGCATCCATATAGCTATTACCTTTTTTGATAGTGCTATCTGGAAGGTTGTAAGTGTTTAGTGCTAAATGATTTGTTCTTGGTGTGTATGCGAATGGTCTTTGACCAAAGTTATATACCCATGATGGAGTTCCACTTGATGCGTTCCAGACATAAGCATGAAATACTCTAGATCCTATTGTTGAATATGAAGAAAAATCATATGTATATTGCAATACACCATTCTTATACCAATAAGAGATATTATTATCTAAGTCTAAAGCAAGAGCTAGAACATCGCTATTGGTGTATGTATATGCAGAAGTTACATAAGTATTAGTGCCATTAACTATTCTTGCAATACCAGATGTTGGATGCCAATACATACCAAATTTATCTTGTTCAGCAGCAATTGTATCACTACCAGTAAACCCAAATCTACCACCTATAGTTCCACTTGTAACACTAGATCCTACAGCTTCCCAGTACCATTTACCAGAAGTTGCTCCTATTGTAGATTTGTTTCCACATACGTTAGTTGAAGAAGCCCAGTTTAAATTTCCAGCAGATAATGTTCCACTAACTGAAGCAAAATCCAATGGATTCAACGTCGCATAATTAGCCACAGTCGTACTTGTTAGCGTAGGGCTATCATACATAACAGAATAACTTTGATCTGATATATCATTGACATTCCATCCAGTTCCAATAAACCAATTGTTATAGTTTCCACTATAATCAGTTGCAATAGATGGAGCTGCATAAGGAACTACACCATAAGATATTGTAAAGCTACCATTATTTGTAAGAGTAAAGTTATTAGGAGAGTTATCAATTAGTGTTGAATCTTGTAATGTTAATAATTGTGTATTAGCAATAGCTGTTAATTTAGTTGTCGTTGGTTTAAATTTAGACGTATATACAGCAGTGCCATTTACAATTCTAAATCCATGTATAAAAGCATTAAGATAGTTTGTAGAATCTCTGCCAATTCTAAATGCACCAGATGTTCCTGGGTAATGAATTGAACTTGTGCTTATATTAATAGTTGTTGGTAATGGAATACCATTAATATAGGCTGTAATCGTAGATCCATTTCTAACAATAGCAATATGATTCCACTGATTAGATTGCATATTATGGGCACCAAAACTTGTATCTGTATTATTAGTTCCATTGGTAGAATATGCAAGGTTTAGATTACCACCACTGTAATAAATAACCATGGCTCTATTTGTAGATCCTTCATATCCATAGTTAAATAATACTTGATTAGTTTGAGAATTTGGCCATACAAATGCTTCAATAGTCCAGTTGTTATTACTAAAGTTAAATGCAGATGTTGGAGTTAATGATACAAACTGACTTGATCCATTTAACAAAGCACCATATTGATATGATAATGAACTCGAATCATTAGCAAACTTTAGATAGAATCCATTAGTGCCATAAGTGCCTGTGTATTTTTTAGGTTTCCATACTCCAGTGATTGCATCTGTTTCACCGAATGATGATGGTGTTAAGGCTTGTCCGTCAATACTATAAAATTCAGTCATATAACCATCAAAATAATCACCAGATGTTCTAGCATTTCTGCCAATATTATGAGCAATAGTATTGTTCCATGCTAAGTCTGTATTTTGAGTGACTGGAGTTCCACTAAATGTATATTCAACGCCATTAACATAAACTCTATGTCTATTTGCACCAGTTGCCTGTGTTGTATCTATTGTTAATACAACATGATACCAAGCTGATGGATCACGAAATACAGCTGCTGTTGTCATGCCAGTAGACCATGGACCCCAATATAATATATTGCCAGATGTTAATCTGAAGTCCATATTGCCACTATCAGAGTCGGCACTATAAGCACTTAAGAACTTTTGATCTACGCCGAGAGTTCCTCTTTTAAACCAAAAAGATATTGTAAATGTTTTTCTATTTCCAGCACTTGCTGGTGTTCTTAATAAATAAGCACTCGCTGCACTTCTAAAGCGAAGTGAGTTGTTTATGTCATAGCCAGTAGTTTCTATGGCACCACTAGGTAGTAAGCTCATTAGCTAAGGGCTCCTGATGCAGTAACGTATACATTGGTACCATCTGTAAAGTATGATAACAAGTAAGTACCTGCTGTTGAGATTGTTGCTAGAGTTGATGCACCTACTTTAGTTGTAGCTGCAGCTGAGATAGAGTAACCTGAAGTATTTACTAAAAGAACCCAACCAGATTGACCTGCTGTGATATTAGTAAAGGTAAGTGTGAATGTACCTGTAGGAGTACATTTAAAATTGTTAGTCACGTTCATGTCAAATGAACCATCATTGTCAGTAGTGACTGTACCACGTTGTGCACCACTCCAAGTTTGGTCTACATCAACATAAGCAATATCAGCATCTGCTACTGCAGCACCTATATCACCTGGAGCTGTGTTCGCTTTAACATACGCTAAGATCTGAGCACCAGTAACCTTTTTAGAGGTACCTGCTTCGTTGATTTCAAACTCGTTTGCCCCAACAACTGACCCTGCTGCGGTTAAGCCTGATATTTTTACATTTGCCATTTAGTAACTCCTCTTCCAAATTCCGTTAATATTTTTATACATGATAAAGTTAGTTGTCCAGTTTCCATCCCATTTTACAAATATCTCTAGTGGTTTCCAAGCACCACTGTAATAATAATAAGCTTCTTGTGCATAAGGTATTAATGTTGCTTCTGCTACAATAGAGCTACTTCCAGCATTTACTTGTATATCATTTGTAATCCGTGTATCACCAGATTCAGTAATACGAGTATCATTTGTTTCTGTAATACGAGTAACTTCTATTGGTGTTGCGTCAAATTGTGCATATTGAATTAGAGGCATTTAGTATACTCGCTTCCAACTACCACTAATGTTTTTATAAACTGCTACTGGTGTACTCCAAGTTCCACCACGTTTAACGTAAGGAATGGTTTCTTTCCAAACACCAGCAGTTCTATAATACATCGTAGAACTAAAATCAATATCTGTTCCATCAGCTGCTAATGTACCTGTACCTGTCTTACTAAATGTAGCAAAGAACTTAGGTACTGGTATAGCATTTATTGAGCCTGATGCTGATAAACTTGTAGCACCATAAACTATTTTTAATCCAGTATTAGCTAAACTACCTGTACCGTTTAGATTACTTAATCCTTTAGCAAGTAATGTAGGATCTATTGTAATTGATCCAGTTGCATTTAGATTAGAGGATCTGTATGCAACAATATCAGGACTTGTAGAAACTGTACCTACACCGTTAAAGTTATGGGTATGTCCAATAAACATACCAATACTTGCAAATAAATGTGTACCTGTAGTTTGTAAATCAGATACCCCATTTAAAGTCAAACTCGGTATTACATTTAAACTACCTGTTGCATTAAATGCACCAAATCCAAATTTAGCTACAATCGGATCAGAGGATATACTTGCAGTTCCAGTAAACGAACTAGAAGCTGGCATTGTAAGAACACCATCATTTGTTAGTGTTCCAGCTCCATTCAAAGGAGCTATGCCATACAATCTCTTAAGTGGTGTGACAGTAAAAAACGCTTCACTACCATTATCCCAATATACTTTGAGTGTTGCTTGTCCTACTGTACTGAGTGAACCACTACCTGTAAAACTAGATTCACCTTCAATAAACTTCTCTGTGACTCGGAAGACATCTGCTTCCGTTATTCTAGGATCACTTGCCTCTGTAACTCGAGGTCCATCCCAGAAGTATCCCTCGGTAACTCGAAACTCATCGGCTTCCGATATGCGAGAATCACCGTTCTCAAGGACACGAAAGCCATCAGCCATGTTATTAAGCTAGCGTTAAGTCGATATTGCCAATTGAAAACTCTAACGTATCGCCATCAGCTACAGTCTTAGATGCTGTCATAGAACCGTGCCATAGTAAATTACCACCAGATACGTTATCAAAAATACCAATGTGAGATACTGTACCATAACCTGCACCTGAAGCTGTGAAGCTTACGGTGTTAGTATTTGAAGTTGTACCACCTGGACTTGATGCTGCACCGAATGTAACTGACTGACGTGCATAGCCACCAGTAGAAACTTCAGTACCACCACCTGTATCATCTGGAGCTGCAGTGTAAAGTGCAACGTACCATGCTGTAGGACGTGTTGCAGAACCTGTAGTCATCGCCCAATCAAGCAATAACTTTTCTGCGTAGTTTGATAATGCTGCCATGTATTTCCCCTTTAATTAAGAACTAACTTTAAACCAAATATCTCCATTTGCACCACCTGATGGAGAACTTGTACTTACTGTTACTTTTTGTGTAATGCTTACATAGTTGTTGTATACGGTTTGCATACTTGCTAGGTAATCAACACCACCTACTTCAATCCCACCAACATTGGTAAGCTTGTTACTATTCATATCAAGATCTTGTTCCATGACGTTTGGTTCGCCAACTGGATTATCTCGATATAAAACCTTGTCTTGTAATTCTGCTTCTAAAGCGTCAAACGCGTTATTAAGCTGCGTAGTGGTTGCATAACCAGACGATATGGTAGGTAGCGTAATTTTAGCCATTGCGTTTTTTCCTCATTGCTTCTTTTTTTAAATTTGTTTTAGCAGAAACAACTCTTAAGTTCTTTTTGCTATTTGTTCCTCCACTAGAGAGGGGTTTCTTGTGATCTACTTGTCTTGAATCTCCAACAGATAATCCTGACATCTTACGAGCTGCATTACGTTTAGCTCTGTCTTTAACACGACCTGGTTTAGATGACTTCTCCCAGTTTAGTTCTTTCTTGTAGTCACGACGACCATTAGTCATGTATGGCATGGTTATGGGTATAGATACTCAGGACCGTTGGTCTCAAAGTATAACCTTGCTAAATCTGGTAATGATAAACCTGATACACCTAAGTCAGTTTCTAGAGCAACCTTAAGTCCATCATTGTACTGAGTAGGATAACTCTTTGTAACACAGTAAGCTCTGAATGTATCAGCGTTTGGATATTTAAACATTATTGACAACCTTTAAACCAATACGTTCTAGATCACTAGCAACGTCTTTATTCATTCCGAGAATTTGTTTTTTCTCACGTTCAAGTTCTTCCTTGGAAGGACGACCTCGTTTTTGCATGTAACCTTTTTCAACTAAGTACTTTGCAGCGTTAACACCTTTAGCGTCATTATCAAGTGAAGACACCATAAGAGCTTTAATAGCTTTAGCTTTAATTCGAATATCTAGTTCTTCACGCCACGCTTTAATCTCGTCTTTAATTGCAGGGATTGTGTCCCCTTGTAACTTTTGCCAGTGATCCCAGGAATTGAATACGTCCATTGCGAACTCATACTCAAGTCCTGGTACGTGATCATAGGCCATATACAACTTCTTGAGGGAAAGATACTCTACGCCGTCACGAGTAATATCTTCTGCTTTGAGGGTGAAGATAGGGGGATACTTCGCATCTACACCATAACGTAGCTCCCAGAATAGACTCTGAGTTCTATAGCGACCCATTTCATCTTTCAAAGAAGCATAATTTATTTTCATGGTAAATCTTTCAGATTTCTAGTCAAGACGGATTATTTAGTTGTTTAAGACGAATTTATAGTTTACTTGAATAGTATATCATAAAATTATTAAATTGTCAAGTATTATTTGTATTTAGTTTATTATTTATATAATTATTATAATTATAATTATATTATATATAATATATATATATAATCTATAATTCTATATAGCTATACTATAGTACTATAATTATATAATTATATAATAATAATTAAACACCGAGCATGGTGAAGAATGAACCATGCGAGGGGTAGGCATAGTTTATAATTAAGAATCCTACCCCGAGCATACAGTTTAGTCGTTACACGATGTCAAGAGTCCGATCTCTAGAATTTCTATGAGATAATTTTTAGTCTTAATGCAACCTAAGAGCTCTGATGGTAACCCCCTGGGTACCGTCTAAGACAACACTCTTACTAACTAACAACAATAATTATCCCCCAGTAGAATATTGTTGTAATAAAACCAAGCAATACTAACCACATCTAACTCATTGATATAAATCACATTACATATTTCAACCTTGTCAAACCCATTATCTTTTGTAACCCGCTCTCTATTCACCATCCTAAGACCGCTTACGCGGCCATGTTACCGCGCTCAATCGCCGCTAGGGCTCACACACTCAATTCATTTTATCACATGGTCAAGACCTTCCACTTCGTTCCAGCGAGAAACGCTTCGCGTTTGTCTTGACTATCATGTGAACAATAAATTTCGAGTGTGTAAAACACTCGTAGTAAACATTTTAATTTTACAGGAGTATATCATGAAATCTTATTCAATAGATCCAAAACAATTCTATCTATTCAATGAATGGAACTTCGACGATATGGAAGCTGATGATTACGAAGAAGCTTATTTCAGCTATCTTCTTGACCATATTGAAGAAGCATATGACAATGATTACGAGTTCTAACGCTACAAAAAATAGTCCCTTCTTTTGTGAAGGGACATATTTTTCTTCGAAAATTCTCAATTATATAAGGAAATTATATTATGGCAACAACTAAAAAAGTTTATTCAGGTCCTAAATTTGATTTTGATTCATTCAACAATCTTACTAAAAACCAACCAGTTGGAACTCGTTTGTTCCTAGCTGAACAGCTCATTCGTGACATCAAGACAGCTTACGATGACAACGACAATCCTAACTTTGACGCAGCTCGTAAATTATTACGCGATGTCAAAGAATTACGCATCGCACACAAAGCACAAGTTGCTCAGTATATGCAAGAGCGTGACGCTTATGCTGACAATCGTGGTCCTGCTGAGTTAGCTTACAAACAAGAAACATCATCAGCTGACTATGGTCGTAACGACGCAACAGCTTAACTTTATCAATCGGCAGGGCTTCGGCTCTGCCTTTCTTTTTAGGAGTCTCAAATGTATTATAAATTGTATAATCCATCTACTAATGCTACAATGTTTTATCCTGAATTATCTGATTGGTTATTCTACAAAGGTTGGCGTATTGAGCGTGAAGCTAAAGCTTCCGAAGTTGACCCATTCGAGATTGATGCTGTCGAATATGACATGATGCAAGAGTTATTCGAATAACTATTTCGCCCTTCGGGGCGGTCGGTCATAATCAGCTAAGATATCTGCAAACTTTTTAACTATGTGAACGGAGTGAACTATGTGTGATAATCGTTGTGAATTTGAACAACAAGTAAATGAAGAAGCTCATTATTATCATGTCTTAAATGATTTTGAAGAGCTTCTTACAAGATACGGTGCCCGTAAAGTATTCGGTGATCTTGGCACCGAATTTATTCTAAAAATTACCAGGGAATTATCAAATGAATAATAAAAATTATTGGGTTAATTATTATCTTTACAAAGCACATTGTCAGATGTTACAATATGCTTTATCGTTAAGAAGAGAAGGTCGTTATGAAACTTGAAGATATTATTTATGCTCATAATACATCTGTAAAAGAATTTATGGATGGTGGTGAACTTGAATGGGATTTATATACTGACTTGTATGATTACTATACAAGTAAAAATCAATTGTCTTATGCTGCTCATAAAGCAATTGATGTAGATCCAATTCAAGAAGTTAGCAGTCTTTTCGCAGAAGATTGCAGAAGTTTAGGTATTTCATACTGTGAATAACAAGGAGAAGAGATATGCCAGAAATTGATCATGATTGGGATAAAATCCAAAAGTATAGACCTAAATATGACTTCTTTGACAAAATTGTCATGGGAATTATACTTATCACTTTAGGTTTTTGTAGTGCAGCTTTACTATTAGCTGTAATAAATAATCCTAGATTTTGTATATGACGCCATACGATTGCAACACTAGTGTGTGTTTGCAATCTATGGCTTGCAAAACATTCTTATAGTATATTCAAACGAGTATACTATATGGGTAATTTTGCCCGTAATCAAGGAGTCAAATGATGTTAGCATTCAGATACATCTCACGCAATTTCTTTGATGTCTTTTGGGGAGATGGTTGGGATAACTGTGCAAGAGTCAAACGAACTCGTGATAATGAGTTTGTTATTGTTCGTGCATACAAGAAACCACCAAAAGATTTTGTTAAACTTTTAAAGGAATCAAAACATGAAGCCATATAGTTTTGCTGAATTTAATAAACGCTTTAATATGTTTGGATGGTTACATCCTGACATTCGTCAAACATATTGGACCAAAGAAGATACTGATTGGGATTACGAAACGCAATCAACAATTCGTAAAACCTATACGCTATCTACAATTTGGTACAATGATGTGCGTTTAATACAGTTTTATACCAATGACGATGGTAATGGTCATAGAAAACTAACTTGTTATAATGTTTATCGTGAACATGCGAAACAAGTAGGTCTTACAACCCATCAAAGTTATAGATGTAATGCATCTACAATTATGGATGCGTTGTATTATCGTGTTAATGCACCTAATTACTATAACAAAAATGGTACACTCAAGAAAGGTTTTTGGAGTGCTTTAGTAAGACGACTAAGATCTAATGCTTTACGATCCAGTTGGGTTACACAACACATGTTGCATGAAGGTATTAGGATTGCTGAAGCTAACTATCCTGGTGCTAATTATGAAACTATAGAAAACTATCTTGAATCTAAAAATGTACCATCATGGTCTTATTACAAAGACTTCTTAACTCGTGAGTTTCACATTGATGGTGAACAAAGACGAGTAAGACTTGGTACTAATGGTTGGGTACAAGTTCATAAAACTACTGATCCAAGATCTTATGGGTATACTTACAATGAACGCAATGATATTTGGTTAACATCTATTCAATTCTATCATGATGGTCATGTATATAATCGTGATGAAGTAGACATTGTAGAATGTAGAACATGTGGTACTGAAACAGTATCTGAACTTTGTATTGATGGTGTATGTCATCACTGTCTTGATGCTAGTTACAAAATACATAACTATTCTACTCGTGTAGAAAGTATGCTTAAGTTCAAAGCTACACGCGTTAGACCTAACACTGTGTATCTTGGTTGTGAACTTGAGTATGAAACAACCAATCGTAACAAAGCACAACTTGGTGTTGGTAAGTTACTACATGGTCATGCTCTTATGAAATCAGATGGTTCAATTCGTAATGGTTTTGAGATTGTAACATGTCCTGCTACATTGGACATTCATTTACAAGTATTCAAATCATTCTTTGATAACTTACCACCTGATCTTAAAGTAGAAAAGAATGTAGGTATGCATGTTCATATCAGTCGGAAACCCTTGAGCCAGTTGACTCTTGGTAAGTTGACTGAGTTTCTTAATCGTCAAGATAATAAACAATTCATTGCACATATTGCAGGTCGCATAGATAATAGCTATGCTCGTATGAGTAATGAACGCACAGTTACATTTCCCTGGCGTAACAAACATGGTGGTGATAGATACAATGCACTCAATCTAAACAATCAGAATACTGTAGAAGTTAGGTTGTTTGCAACACCAATGAACTACAAGGAATTTGCAAGTCGTATTCAGTTTGTTCAAGCACTTGTAGATTACTGTAGTCCTGCTCAATCTAGTGAGTCGTTAAAGAAACAAACTCACTATGAAGCATTTATGCATTGGTTATCTCAACGAAGAAGGATGTTCCCAGAACTTAGTTATCATTTGAAGGAGTTTGTATAATGTGTATCGCAATCTATAAACCAGAAGGTAAAGTAATATCACTAGCAACACTTAAAGAATGTTATACATCTAATCCAGATGGTGCTGGATTTATGTATGCAGAAAACAAGAAACTACATATTGAAAAAGGTTTCTTCAGCTTTCAATCTTTCTATGATGCATTTAAGAAACATGAAAGCAAACAAACAGTAATTCATTTTAGGATTAAAACACATGGTAAAATTGATACAGCAAATTGTCATCCCTTTGCAGTTAATAATGCAATTGGCTTTGTCCACAATGGCGTTATTAGTGGGCTTGGTGACGCTGACTTCAGTGATACTGTTAGGTTCAATGAAACAATTCTTCGTCCTCTTGTTAATAAGTGGGGTAATCTTGCTCTCTTTCAAGATCCTATTGTAAACTTACTAGAGTCTAGAATTGGTTATAGTAAGCTTGTCTTCCTTGATAGACATGGTAATCATAAGATTATGAATGAAGGTAAGGGTGTGTGGGATGATGGTGTATGGTTCTCTAACACAAGCTACAAACCTTATGTTGCACCAGCAACTACAAGTGTTAGTGGTTGGGATGATCTTGAATATGATTGGCGTAAGTCTAAATCATATACACCGTATTGGTATACTAAAAATGTAGCACCAATTAAAAAGAAATCAACAATCGAAATGGGTGATGTTGTAGAATTACTCGAAGATATTGCTGATCCTGGTACACAAAAAGTTCATGAGACTGGTACAATCTTTGAAGTTGTTGGTGTTAACCAAGACTTTACTTGTGATCTCATGACTGAATCTGATATTGAAGGTGACAATGATGAGTATGATTTTCTTTACAATGTACCATTTCATTCTCTTGAACTTCTTGAAGATGAAGATCCTGTAGGTAAACCAGCATATCATAACTATGCATCACCTTATTTATTGAAAGGATCTAAATGAGTCTTAAGTTATTTCCTTACAAAGCTGGAAGTATATCAGCTAAAAGATTGGCTAGATCCCTTGGTATTCTAAGGGTTCGGCCAACCTACAATGCTAGACGCAAAGATGTGATAATTAATTGGGGTAATAGTCATCCACCAAACTTTAGATGGATGGAACAAGACTTAAATAAACCTCATGCAATTGTAAAAGCTTGTGATAAACTTGAAACATTTAGAATATTACAAGAAGATAATGACTTTAAACATTGTCCTAAATGGACTTATGATAAAAATAAAGCTGCTAATTGGATTAATGAAGGTGAAATAATTTATTGTAGGTCTACTACTACTGGTCATAGTGGTCGTGGTATCGTTATTGCTAGTTCAATTGATGAGCTAATTGATGCACCTTTATATACTGTTAAGACTAAACATCGTGACGAATATCGTGTTCATATTTTTAAAGGAGAAGTGTTAGATGTACAAAAGAAAAAGAAAAGACTTGGATTTAATGGAACTTCTTCAGGTATTCGTAATCATTCTAGTGGGTGGGTATATGCTAGAAGTGATGTTGCAATTCCTGATATGCTATGCACCATTGCTATGGAAGCTGTTCTTCTTTTAGGTTTAGACTTTGGTGCAGTAGATATAGGTCACAAAGTTAATGAAAATAAATTCTTTGTGTTCGAAGTTAACACTGCACCAGGTCTTGAAGGATCTACTCTTGACAAATATTCAAAAGCAATATACAATTACTATAGGAGTCTATAATTATGTCTTATGATGTTGGAAGTTTTGTATCGTTTTTTAGTATTGATGAAAGCTTTGAAAATATTAATTTAAATCTTATAGAAGATTACATTGATGATCTTTCTTGGTATGAAATAGTATCAGTAAATAATCCTAATGATGACTTTATTACTGTTAGATCTTTAAGTCAAGGTGAAGATATTGTTGTACTTAAAGATGAATATCAAATTCATACTAAAGAATCTTTAAGAAATTATTTAAATGAGTTATTAAAATATAAAGAAGTTAATAAAAAGTATTATGATATATGTAAAAAAATCAATCAACTATACCGTAAACAAGAGTTTAAATTTCAAGGAGTATATTCTTAATGACTAAGATACATGTTATATTTATTGTGGTAATGAGTGCCCTAGCTATATGGGGAACAGAAAAAGCGTTTAGTCAAATTACTACGATACTAGCACCAGATGGTTCAGTAGTAGTATGTCAAACAATGCCTAACGGTACTGTGGTTTGTGCGTAAAGGAATATAGATGAGATGTTTAGCTTGTAATAGAAACTTAAATGACTTTGAGTCTACTAGGAAATCTGCTATAACAGGTGAATATGTAGACTTATGTAACCATTGTTTTCATGAAGTAGAACAAGAAATCCCTACTAAAGAACGCGATGATCTGCGTTCTGAAGAAGAGATTTTTGATGACAATGTAAATCCTAATGACTTTGAAGCACCACTATGATTGTCCGCAAACGCTTGGCGTGTGTCGGCAATCTAGGGGTGTTACTTGTTCATTACATACATTGTAACTTCAAAGCCAAAGCGCATTTCAGTAGCTGCTGGTTTAGTCCACATGTTAAATCTCCTTTATAGTTTATGATAGAATTTTCATTCTATACTACTATTATACTATAAAGAATGAAAACTGTCTTGTGGATAAGTGTGAACAATTACTAAGGAATATCATGAATAACTTTACGCATGCTATTGTAGATGATGGTGAGATCATCAGAAAATTTAGATGGTCTCGACGAGAAGTTAAATGGTATAAAGATACCCATCCTGGAGTAGAAGTACTAGAACTACCTAAGCAATCTGAAAAAGTTTTTAACTTTGATGACTATGAAGAGGCACCTTATTGAGTAAGTTTATTAGACATACATCATGCCCTAAGTGTGGATCTAGGGATAATCTTGCTGAGTATGATGACCATGTATGGTGTTTTGGTTGTAAGTATTACAAGACCAAGGATGATATACATACTCTACGAAGCAGATTGCAGAGTCAGCAGACGATGCTATCTGATGAGATTAATTTAGATCTTACTGACGATATACCATTGTCAGCTAAGCAATGGTTGCTTAAGTATGGCATTACTAACGAAGAGATCCGCCAAAATAAAATTGCGTGGGATGCAAATAACCAGGTATTGATTTTGCATTATACGCAAAATTACTGGCAGGGTAGATGCTTTGGTAATCAGCATCAAAAGTATTTGTCTAAGGGTAATAAGCCATTGACTATTTACGGTAATGGTGATACAATTGTATGTGTGGAAGATATCTTATCAGCTATAAAGATTGCTAGGTTATCACCTACATATTGTGCAACACCGCTACTTGGCAGTAGTATGCCCCTAGAAACTACACAATCGCTCTCAGAACAATTTTCTAATATCATAGTATGGTTGGATAGGGACAAGGCTAAAGATGCGATTAAGATGGCAAGAAATCTGAAACAAAGGGGTATTAATAGTGAGGTAGTAATCTCACCTAAAGATCCTAAAGAATATGACAAAGGAGAATTACTTACTTGGTTGAAGAACAGATAATAAATTTATTCTGTAAAGATAGAAATTACTTTACAAAGTATTACAAGTATGTTAATATTAATTATATTAAAATAAACTATAGTAATATATTTAAGCTATTTATAGTAATAGACTATTACTATAACAAATATAATAATAATAATATAACTAAAGAAGAATTAGAGTTAGCTTATAACTCTAACTATTTACTTAAGGACTCTGAAAGAAAAGAACTATCCGATCTTTTAGATCGTGTCTTATCAGCTGAATTACCTAACCCTGATGCAGTCGTCACTCTGCTTGAAGAGCATCGTAGACGCTGCCTAGCTGGAGACTTAGCTAGACTAGCTTTAGATGTTGAAGATGGTAAGAGTGATGTTAAAGAACTTATGGATAAGTTTACTGAGTTTGAGCATCAAGAGGTTACATCTGATGAACCTACAGCTATTGAGCTTAACTTAAGTAATCTACATACATCTCAAGTAGCTACACCTGGTCTAAGATGGAGACTAAACTTTCTTAACCAGTCACTAGGTTCGCTACGCAAAGGTGACTTTGGATTTGTATTTGCTAGGCCTGAGACAGGTAAGACTACCTTCTTAGCTAGTGAAATATCCAAGATGATTGAACAAACTGATGGTGATATCATTTGGTTTAACAACGAAGAGCAAGGTAACAAAGTCGCTATTCGGTGTTACCAAGCTGTACTTGGGGTAACAGCCGAACAGCTCTTTAAAGATATTGAAAGAAATCAAGCTTTGTTTGAAAGTAAAACAGGTAGTAGGTTAAAGATATATGACTTTGAAGATTCATCTAGGGCTTCACGCATAGATGCTATACTCAAAGAATCTAATCCTGCATTAATTATCTTTGACCAGATAGACAAGATCAAAGGGTTCAAGCATGATCGTAATGATCTAGAACTCAAACAGATTTACCAATGGGCTCGAGAGATAGCTAAAACATATGCACCAGTCATAGCAATCTGTCAGGCTAGTGGTGAAGCAGAAGGAAAACTATGGCTAACTATGGACATGGTTGACAGCAGTAAAACTGCTAAACAAGGAGAAGCTGACTGGATACTAGGTATAGGTAAAGAACAAGATAACTCTAGTCGTTATAGATATTTAAATATCACTAAGAATAAACTACTAGGTGACTCTGATACATTACCCGAACTACGACATGGTTCAGCTCAAGTTATGATGAAAGCGGAGATAGCAAGATATGAAGATTTGTGATGCAACAGTACAAGATATTTTAGATTTTGATCATAGTATTTCAGTAGAAGATGCGGAAGACCTATTGCTTTTTTCTTCACAAGATGATACAATAGAAGAAGCTATTGATAAATTTTATGGAGAACCGCGAGGAGAATGCGCCCTTTAATCATTGATGTTGAAACAACAATATCTAACAAAGGTAATCCCTTTGATAGAACTAATAAACTTTGTTATGTAGGAACTAATCATGGACTCTATCCGATTGAATATTCTAATAATCCGTATAAAAGTAATCTTGATAAGATTCAAGATCAGATTGATGCTGCTGAAGTTATCGTTGGTTTCAATATTAAATTCGATTTACATTGGCTTAAAAACTATAAGATAAACTTCGAAGGTAAAAGAATATGGGACTGTCAGTTGGTACATTATATCTTAACTAACCAGACTGAGATGTTCCCTAGTCTTAACCATGTGTGTAAGTACTATAACTTTGAAACTAAGATAGATGTTGTATCAGAAGAGTATTGGAAAAATAAAATAGATACTACTAACATTCCTGAAGACATTCTTAGAGAGTACTTAGCACAAGATATTAAACTAACACAACAAGTTTATGACATACAAGTTAAACAACTTGAAGCTTTACCGCATCTTAAGAGACTTGTTAGCTTACACAATCAAGACTTAGTAGTCTTACAAGATATGGAGTACAGCGGTCTTTTATATGACGTGGTAAAAAGTAAACTTAAAGGAGATGAATTAGAAGATGAACTTATTAAGATTGATGAATGGTTGTTTCAGTTTCATCAGTGCCCTGATTTCAATCCCAATAGTACTGATCACCTTAGTGCTTTCCTCTATGGTGGGGATATTGGCCTTAAACGGAGAGTGGTTGTTGGGACTTTTAAGACAGGCACTAGGGCAGGTCAACCTAAAGAACGTTGGGAAGACTACACTGTAACATTTAAACGATTAGTTAATCCACTGAAAGGATCTGAGTTAATGAAAGAAGGGTTATACTCTACAGATGAGAATACTCTTAGGTCTTTACGTGGAACTAAAGAAGCTAAAGAGATCATAGAAACTTTACTATTCCGATCTACGATTGAGAAAAGATTATCCACATACTATCGTGGTTTAGTCAAATTGATTGAGGATCATAACTGGGATACAGGAACTATCTTTGGTCAACTGCATCAGAGTGCTACAAGAACAGGTCGACTATCATCTAGTAAACCTAACTTACAAAACTTTGATGGAGAAATAAAAGAACTATTTGGATCTAGGTATGCTACTACAAGCTGACGCAAAACAATTAGAGTGGGTTGGTGCTACGTACTTATCTCAAGATCAAGTAGCTTTACAGGAGATATGGGATAGTGTTGATCAACATTCTGACAATCAAAAAAGGTTTGGGTTACCAAGTAGACTTGTCGCTAAAACATTTGTTTTCAGACTTATCTACGGAGGATCTGCGTACTCTTATGCAAACGATCCAAACTTTAAAGACATTGGAAATGAAAAGTTCTGGCAAGGAGTCATAGATCAATTCTATGATAAATACAAAGGTCTTCGAGACTGGCACAAAAAGATTGTAGATGATGTTAAACGAGATGGGTATCTACGGATGCCTACAGGTAGAACATACCATTACAAACCTGACCTTAAGTATAATAGAGCCGAGTGGCCACGCACCAAGATCCTTAACTATCCAGTGCAAGGACTTGGCGCTGACCTAATGGCTATAGCTAGGGTTAGTTTACGAAATAGATTAAAAGAAAAGGAAGGAGTAACACTTGTTAATACAGTGCATGATTCAATAATACTTGACTTTAATCCTAATATATGGGATAATATAAGTATAGTCAATTTAGTTGACAAATGTTTTAATGATATACCAGCAAACTTTAAGAAGTTGTTTGGTAAAGACTTCAACTTACCAATGAGAGTTGAATGTCAAATTGGCCCCACTTGGGGAAATATGGAGGTAGTACATGCAAGTAACCGTGATTGATGTAGCACAAGAAACTCTATCAGCTAAGAATGGTAGAACATTTCAACAATTAGTTGTATCTTACAAGAACGATAAAGGTATGGCTCAAGCTAAAAAGCTAGTGTCATTTGCAAACCCTGATCTATTCAAAGCAGCTAAGTCTTGGACTAAAGATCAGATTATCAATGTCAAAACAGTTAAGAATGACAAGACTGGTTATTGGGATTGGGTAGGACTAGAAGGAGAAACTGTGGCAGAATCTAAACCAACAGCATCAGCAACAAGAGTAACTGGATCTAACTATGAAACTAAAGAAGAACGTGCAGCTAGACAGGTATACATTATCCGTCAATCTTCACTAGCTACAGCTGTAGACTTATTAGGTCAAGGTGCTTCAACCGATACAGTTATTGAAACAGCTAAAGTATTTGAAACTTATGTATTGGGTAACACAGGTTCATTTGACGATTTACCTGATGATATTCCTGAATAGGAGTTAGTATGAAAAAGTGGGAAGTCTGGATTATAAGGGCATTGCTAGCCTCTGGAATTATATTATGTTTACTTTCATGGTCAATGTTCTTTACCAGACTTGACGCTAAAGAATTAAAATATCTGCACTATCACTATAATGATAATGTAGTTATTACTTTATCAAATGTAGATTGTATGATTCCTGAGATAAAAGATTTATATCCATGGGCTGCAATAGCTACACGAGTAGATGGTAATAGATTAATTGCATGTTACAAAGGCGAGGGAGACATGATTGAAATCCAATGGTATAAAGGAGATAAGTCTGTTTTCCCTGCTAATGTATTTTTAGTAGATCCAAATCAAGATAAAACTTATAAGAAAGTGATACCTAACAGTTAATGATAGCCCTTATTGATCAAGATTTATTATGCTATAGATGTGCTGCTAGTGCCGAGAATGATGACCTCGGCATTGCTATATATAGGATAGACGAACTACTAGATAACATTCTTAATAAGACTGAGGCTACTAGTTACAGAGCATTCTTAACTAGCTCATCTAATTTTAGAAAACAAATTTATCCTGAGTATAAAGCTAATCGTACTCAACCTAAACCTAAACATCTAAGAGATCTGCAAGTATACAGCTTAGAGAAACTTAATGCTGAATATGCACCTGATGGATTAGAAGCTGACGATGCTCTAGCAATTAATCAAATAGAAGATACTATCATATGTTCTCTTGATAAAGACTTATTACAAGTACCTGGTCACCACTTTTCTTGGGAGATTAATGGTAAAGGTTGGTCTAGACCTGATACATTTATAGAACAATCAGAACTAGAAGGTTTAAGATTATTCTATAAACAATGTCTTAAAGGAGATACATCAGATAATGTTAAAGGTATAGAAGGATTAGGCGAAAAGAAAGCAGCTAAAATACTTGCTGATTGTACATCTCAACAAGAAATGTTTAACATTGTAAGAGATCTGTACGGAAACGATGAAGAGTTTATCATGAATGCAAGTGTGCTATGGATTCTTAGATCATTAGATGACAACTGGAAGGATAGGTTTGATGCCCTCATTCAAGAGTAAGTTAGAAGAAAAAGTATGGGCAACACTTAAACGTGAGTATCCTTCAGTAAAGTATGAACCTAACAAGTTTAAGTTTATACAACCTGAAATAGAAAGAACTTATATACCTGATTTCAAGACAGGTCGTAGTAATATATTCCTCGAAGCCAAGGGTAAGTTAGACTTAGAAACAAGAAAGAAGATGATCTGGTTTAGGGATTCTAATCCTAATATCAGAATTATATTCTTATTTCAGAACCCTGATAATAAGATTACTAAACGAAGTAAAACAACCTATGCTATGTGGGCTACTGATAATGGCTTTGAATGGCTAGACTTTAGAAAGGATTGGCTTAATGCTTATAAGCAATTGTGTAAAAAATGATGATGGTAGTTATGACTTTGATTTCCATGTGGACCCTAATGAAGCTGCATTTCTTATGGATCACGCTATTAAAGATTTAATCCACCACGGAATTATTCAAGTTAATTTAGACGAAGCAGAACAAGAGTTTGAGATTCATAAAGAACAAGGAGGAAGTGTACAATGATTCAACTAAGATATCTGAAAGAAGGCAATAGCCCTTTACTCTTACAATATAGACATAACTTTATATTGTTTGCAACTAGATGGAAAGCAGTTACTACAAAGGTACAATAATATGAGTAAGATTCTTTTATTAGATATAGAGATGGCCCCTAACGTAGCTCACGTATGGGGTATATGGGATCAGAACATTGGTATCAATCAATTACAAGAGTCCTCTTATGTCATGTGCTATGCAGCTAAATGGCTAGGGGATAAAAAGATGGTGTTTGATTCTGTTAAGAAGTCTGGTGAGAAAAAGATGTTAGAAGGTATCCATAAACTTCTTGATGAGGCAGATGCAGTTATACACTACAATGGTAAGAGATTTGATATTCCATCTCTTAATAAAGAATTCTTACTACATGGAATGTTTCCTCCTGCACCATTTAAAGAGATTGACTTACTTACTGTAGCTAAAGGTAGGTTTAGATTTGTATCTAACAAGCTAGACTATGTAGCTCAACAACTAGGTTTAGGTAAGAAGACTGAACATAGTGGCCATGAGTTATGGGTACAATGTATGGCAGGTATCCCTAAAGCTTGGAAGATTATGGAAGAATACAATCGTAATGATGTTATACTTCTTGAGAAAGTATATAACAAGTTTAAACCTTGGATTAAGAATCACCTTAATCGTAATCTAATAGAAGGTACAGACTTATGTTGTCCTACTTGCTCATCTAAAAATTTCCAGCGAAGAGGGTATAACATGACTTCGGCAGGCAAATATCAACGATATCAATGCCGTAGCTGTGGTAATTGGTTCAGAGATAACAAAAACTTAAAAGAAAAAGGTCAACTAAAGGTGGTAAATATATGAAACCAATAGCCTGGTTAGTTAAAGAGTATGATAGTAAAGGAACTTTAGTTTGGCAAGGTTTACTAATGAGTGAGCCTACTGAATTATCTTGGATGAAAGATTTAAAAAGTAAACAACATAACCTTGAAATTATACCATTAATACCTGATGAAAAGAATATTAAAAGGATTACAAATGTTAAGAAATATGATTCTAGTAGGTTTGTTATTGGCTTGTAGTGGGTGTACACAATTTGCTGCATCTGTCTCAGGGACTTTTGTAGGAAACATAGCATCAGATAGAATGCTTAAAGAACTAGACAAGGATAAAAAAGATGATACTAAACAAAAGATTCCTAAGAAAACTTTATGATTGTTATAAAGAACTACCACCATTCTGTAGTCTTAGGATGCCTCCTGCTCGCAAGGTAACTTTTGAAGTCATTGACGAAACTGATTACATGGGTATGTTTATTCCTTACCCTATGCGAATTCAAATCTCTACTTCTAATGAGACATTCTATCAGATATCTGAAACAATACTTCATGAAATGATACATCTTTATTTGTTTTATAATAATCATACTGACTATAATCAGCATGAACAAAAGTTCAATGAGATTGCTGATAAAGTTTGTGAATATTTATTACTAAGTCGTGAACATTTTGGTTGACAAGTATATAATAAATTGTTATAATATTAGGTAAGGAGATAACTATGAGTGCATTAGATAAACAAGTAGCAGGAAAGCATTATAAAGAATTAAAAATCCAACCTATTCAATATATTACAGCTAACAATTTACCCTATATCGAGGGTAATGTAGTTAAATATATTACTAGATGGAGACATAAAGGTGGTATAGAAGACTTGAATAAAGTTATTCATTACGTTGAACTATTAAAGGAGTTAGAAGTTGGCAAGTCAGAACGATCACACAGGAGCGAGACTAGTCTCAAAGACATTATCAAAAGAGGGCCAAGAAAATTGGGATCTTATATTTGGAAAGCGTATGAAAGAACAAAAGCTTTCTTCCGAAGATCTAAACAATCTAAACCAGGATACCCAGGCAGCTACATATTCTAATGGTCGGTCATCAGAAAGTTAATTATGCAACGTACTTTTCAAGAATTATGCGAAGATCTTAAGAAATTTGACGAGACAACGCTCTTAGAGCTTCTTGATATTTCTTCTGAAGAACTTGTCGATAAGTTTCAAGACAAGATAGAAGAGAATCTAGATAGATTACTAAAAGAAACAGATAACGAACTAGAGGAATATGATACTTATGAGTAGTTTACCAAGTGTTTACCAAGAAGTAATAGCAATGAGCAGATATGCTCGTTTTATACCTGAAAAGAATCGCAGAGAAACTTGGAAAGAAACAGTTACACGTCTTACTAATTACCTTAAAACTAAAGTTAATTTAATTGACGATGAGTGGACAGAATTACATAATGCAGTTCTAAACTTAGAAGTTATGCCTTCTATGCGTTTACTAATGACTGCAGGGGAGGCTTGTGAAAGAGATAATATCGCTGCTTATAACTGTAGCTATCTTGCTGTTAATAATAAACGTGCTTTTAGTGAAGCTTTATATATACTCATGAACGGTACAGGAGTTGGATTCTCTTGTGAACGTCAAGAGATTTCTAAACTTCCAGAGATTCCAGCTGAATTAAAGTATGTAGATGACATTATATCTGTAGAAGACAGTAAGCTAGGTTGGGCTAAAGCCTTTAAGAAACTCTTATCTTCCTTATGGGAAGGTGATATCCCTACGTTTGACTTTAGTAAAGTACGTCCAGCTGGTGCTAGACTTAAAGTATTTGGTGGTCGTGCTAGTGGCCCTGAACCATTAAAAAAACTATTTGACTTTGTAGTTGAAACGTTTAAACAAGCTAAAGGTCGTAAGCTTACATCTATAGAAGTACACGATATTATGTGTATGATTGGTGAGATTGTAGTAGTTGGTGGTGTTAGAAGATCAGCACTTATTTCTCTATCTAACTTGACTGATCGCAGAATGCGTGAAGCTAAAATGGGAGCATGGTATAATGATTATCCACACAGAGGCCTTGCCAATAACTCTGTCGCCTACACAGAAAAACCCGACAGTGAAACTTTCATGGAAGAATGGCTCAGCTTGGTTAAGTCCAAGTCAGGTGAACGAGGAATCTTTAATC